CCATCACTTTTACTGTTGGGACGTTGTGTTGAAAGTAAATTATATCTCCTTGTGAATTAATCAAAATTACTTCTTTTTTTGTTGTGTTAAATGTTAGTGTTTGCATATTTTTTATTTTTTATTTTTTATTTTTTAAAAAAATAATAAAAAAAAATAAAATTGTCAAGTTAATGTGAGTCACTTTTTATTTTCTATTGTTTTATCTTAACACGTATCTATGAATTACTACCACCAATTTTCCATTAAATAATGCTCGGTCTGTTTGAATGTCAATATCCATCATACCCAAGTCTTCCTTGAGTCTATTAGCTTGGACCCCAACTTCGTGTTCCGCATCTTTTTCATTTTTGAAGAATCCAAAGTAGGAATCACACCCACCTGTTTTATCACATACTCCGTAAATCATTTCTCTACTATCCATTTTTATATTTTTTTTTTAATCCCTCTTTAAGTCCTCTTAATAATCCTTTTTTGTGTGCAACATAATCTTCTTCATCTTTATATGGCCAAGCAATTAAGTAAGTATTTTTTTCACTTTTTGGATAAGTAAAGAAATCTTTTTTTAATTTCTTTTTTGTCTTTCGTGGTAATCTAAATTTTTTGTTCTTTTGATCCATAACATTCTAATTTTTTATCTGTAACATTCCACAAATCTTTTACCCCTTCGGTCATATGACAATTATGTTTTTTACCTGTCCTATTTCCAAATTCAACAATCATATCATTATGACGATTCTTAATAAAGTGAGGACATTCTTTACAAGGTTTTTTCATATAAGGCAAAGATATGAATATATTTTATCAAATTTCATTATAATTTTATTTCAAAACGATTACGCATTAATTCTATCATATCTTCAGGGCAATCGTGTACATTTGTTCCTCCGTGTCTATTTTCCACAATTATTGAAAACACTTTATAACCATATTGTTTTGCCAATTCATAATAACGTTCCATTTCCCACTCTTGTGTGAATGTGTTAGATACCGCAATTTCCGTATAAAAATGGTTATTTAATAATGAATCCTTCATATAAGTTTCCACCATATCTTGACAGAATTTATGAGCATCTTTTATTTTAGTGACATCAAATTTATATTCACCAGTTTCTTTATCAATAAAATATTTGTCTGCCTCACAAACTAAAAAGTCATCACCAACTAATTTTTTTGCAAATGTGGTTTTACCAGATCCAGGAATTCCACGAACTATATATAATATTTTTTTCATAAAACAAAGATAGTTATTTTTTTTTAAATAAACAACTATTTATTGGTATGAAAATTATTTTAACTGAATCCCAATATTCAACATTATTAAATGAGGTAGTTGATTTTAATTCACTATATAAATCTTTATACCCAAAAATGTATCGACAAGTTTGTTTAAAATACGCAAATGGAGATGAAGAAAAAGCAAATGATTTTTGTCAATTAGGGTTCATTAAAGTATATCAAAAAATTAGTATGTACAATGAGTCAGGACCTATTGAGGCTTGGGCAAAACGTGTAATCACAAATACAGTAATTGATGAATGGAAAAAAGAAAAAAGAAGTCCATACAAAAACCCTATTGATTTTGAACGAGTAAATTTAGAAGTAATTGACGACACTCCAAAAGAAAGTTTATATTCATCAAAAGAGATTAAAGATGCAGTTGAAACTTTATATCCTTCACAAAAAAAAGTATTTGAAATGTTCTTCTTTGAAGATATGTCACATCAAGAAATTGCCGACGAATTAGGGATTAGTGAAGGTACATCAAAATCTAATTTATTTAAAGCAAAAATAAAAATAAAACAATACCTAATTAATTTAAACAAAAAAAGGGAAGACTAATCTTCCCCTTTAAAGGTCGACAACGAATTGTCCGACTCCACCAACTTGTTTTACTAAACAAGGAAAATTAAAAAAAGTCTATTGAATCAGATATTCTTAACCCATCCACATAACGTTCAGGTTTACTCCAAGAATTTCTACTTTCAGGATATTCCAAATAATATGATTCCGAATCAAAACCATCTTCCTGTCCCCACGAAAAAGACATTTCAATAAATTCATCTTGGCTCAATTCATCCCCATATTCATCTAAGATACGACCTGATTTAATAAATTCAAGTAATGATTCTTTATCTTTAAAGAACTTATCTTCATTGAAATTCCAAAGAAACTTCCATCCCACACTACGTTTACCTAAATGAACTTTTACATTATCAGTAAACTCATCCCAAGGTGACAAATTTTGAAATTGATCAGTACCATCTATTCTAAAATCTTTATTAACTGATTCCACATTTAATTCCATTTGTCTAATTCTAGACATAAGACGATTTTTCCTTGTCTCCAATTCATTTAAAGTTGGAGATCTATAATAATTTGTTCCCATGTTTATATTTTTTCCATCCAAAGGTAGTAGTTTGGGGGATTAACCACACCTATTGAAATATCCGTAAACTTACCCCCAATTATAACTCCCATTTCTAAATTAACTTTATTCACATTACCAGTTAAGTAACCAAATATTGTATAATTCAATGTTAAGGAATAAACAGTACCCACAGAATAAAAACCATAATTTTGGGGACTCATTGAGTTATATGTGTATTTATTTTTTGTAATAAATTTAATTGTATCAACCGGCATCATATCCATTGGTAAACCCATCTCACCAATTCTATATTGTTTAATAACCCAAGTTTGTCCAACCAAAGAGTATGTACTATCTTGTGTTGTTGGATTTGGGGTTACATATGGTTGATATTCACCAGGTTCAATAACTTGTTTCTCACAAGATAATAACCCAACTAATACTAATGTTAAAAAAATTATTTTTTTCATATCTTATTTTGTTACTAATGATTCAATTTTACTTTTAACTTGATCACTTATAGAAATATCTTCCACATTACTAATAATTACTGAATTAATTAAAATTTTATTTGGTATATGTACTAAGAATGCGTCTCCATTGTAAAAACTCAAATTATTTCCCAATTCAATTGACCCATGAATCATTTTTAAAAATATTTTATATTGAATCTGATCCATAAATGTCTCATCAATTAACACACCCATACTTTCATTAATAACTTTTAGTGTGTATCCCGTAATTGTTTGTTTTAACATAATCTATAATTTTTTATAAAGATAATACATTATTTTATAATAACAAATTTTTTACCAACTTTTTTTAGTGTACCAACAAAATCATTTTTATGGTCAATACCACCCCAAAAACCACTTCCGTCCGACCAAACTCCTTTTTTATTATTTTTATATACTGATTCATCCTCAAAAATAATGTAATCAGGTTGATCATGTTTAGGTAAAGCATATGCTCTTGTCATTTCTCTATGCTCAGATGGTGAGTAATTACCCAACCAATCTTGTCGACATAAAAATGTTGCCTGTCCAACAATAACTTCTTGTCCATCAAGAATAACTTTTTTGTTGAATTTTTTTTTAAATGTGTGAATGTAAGTTCCCATTTTTTAAATTTTAGACGTTTGAATTAATATTAATAAATTTATTATAAAGATTGTACTTGTTCCATAATGTCAGTAACCTCATCAGGACTCAAGTACCCAATAACATCATTTGTTACAGGAGTATCATAAGTTAAGTCACCATCTTTACCTAAAACGGCAATTTCAAACAAACCATCGTCACCACCATATGAATGTGTGTGAGAAACAACAGATACACCGTATCCATTTTCAAACACCATTCGACACTTCACACCAATTTGGTACGGAGCGTCTTCAATTTTTTCAAACTCTAAATCTTCAAATTTTTTCATAATATATTTTTTAATTTTTAATTACAGAACAAAGGTAATACTTTTTTTTAAACTGCCAAACAAAAAATAAAAAATCCCATAATTTTTTTAAAAAAGTTATGGGATTATCTTTTTGATTAACCATTAAATAACTAAGAAAGAGGATTTTGGTTGTTATTTGTACGATATAAATATACTATAATTTATTAAAAGTTAACTTTATTGTAAATTTTTAACAATTATTTTATAAAATTCATCTGTTTTATTTGTAATTGGTAATTCATCAATACTATAATATCCACACTCACTATGTTCCCCACCATCTTTTGCGTTATCTAGATCTGGATATATCTTATCTTCAACCTCAAGACCATAGACATACATAAAACCTTTTAGGTAGGTACCGTCTTTGTTAAATCTATCAACAAACCCAACCAAATTTAATTTATCGTTGATTTTAATATTTGTTTCCTCAAAAAATTCCCTACGAGCAGCCTCTTCAGGTGTTTCACCATCTTCTATTCCCCCACCAGGGATTGACCATTGATTTGGCATTGTGTTGTCACTACTTCTTTTACACAACAATACCTTGTCATTACATTTAACTAATATTCCAGAAAATCTTTTGTTTTTTTTCATACCTCACATATTTATATATATATGGAAGTAATAATAAACAATAATCTTTTTAATGTCAAATCTGCAATTACCGATAAAGACATTCAAGATGGAATGAAAGGTAAAAAATTTGATGACGAATTTAACGGTATGTTATTTGTAATGAATGAAGGTACTCATTCATTTTGGATGAAGGATTGTACTACTTCTTTAGATATTATTTTTATATCAGATGAATCAATAATAAAAATTTACTCGGATTGTCCACCTTGTCGGGAACAAGACGATTCGAAATGTCCCCAATATGATGGTGTTGGTGATATGATCTTAGAGATCAATGGTGGTGACTGTATTAAATACGATATCACCGAGGGTGATTCAATTTTGATTAAAGAGTGATTTCTGAATTCTAAAAGGTTCAACTCTATCTTTCGCAATTTTTGCGTAATTTGGAGATAACTCAATTCCAACCCAACGTCTTCCCAATATTTCAGCAGCAACCAAACTAGTTCCGCTACCAGCAAATGGATCTAAAACAATATCATTCTTATACGATAAAATTTTAATTGCCTTTGTTGGGATGTCCATTGAGAATGTTGCCTTAGTCATTGACTTAGTATCTGCAAAATAATTCCACTGACCAAAAACAAGTTCCATGAACTCTTTCTTATCATTTTCTTCATAAACAGTTTTCTTTTTGGTGGTCCCGTCTTCTTGTTCAACATCAGTTGGAACACCTGTCCATTCAGGTTGACCTTTTACCTTTTTAATGTGTTGTTTTTTATACGCTAAAATTACACACTCTTTTGGGTTATAAATGTATGGACTAGAAGGACTCATCCAAGAACCCCAAGCGGTTGTTTTACTTCTATGTGGCGAGTCTTCTTCAAGATCCACAACACCAAAGAAACCATAACCAATTTCTTTCATAATTTGCCACATTTCTGAAAGAAATAAAATTCTACCTCCCTTAGTTTGTCTATTGATCTCATAAGGAATATTCAAGGCAATTCGACCATCATCCTTTAAAACTTTGTAAGCCTCTGTTAACCAATCTTTGGCGAACTCAATATACTCCTCAAACGCAACATCATCGTCATGTACATCATAATCGATTCCAACACCATAGGGTGGGGATGTTACAATTAAATCCACACAACCTTCAGGAAATGTTTTCATTACATCAATACAACTACCATTAATAATTTTACCAGTAATGTCTTCTAAATTTTTCATACTTTTTTTTTAATTAATTAAACAATTTTAATAAACCTAACTATAATTTTTTTTATTGTCAAATTTTTATTAAACTATTTCTGTAATTATTTGCGCTAATTTATATCCTGCAAATGCTCCCGCAGCGGCTGAACCAGGAAGAACTATAAACTTACCTAAAATTGTGTCATATTTTTTTCTATTGACAATATATGATATTAAAACGTAATACAGAACATAATTTATTAAAACTAAAAAGTCCAATTCTTTTGCAACAAACACAACAATAGAATTACCTAAAAACCCCCACATAAAATTTATGAAAGTTTCCCGTAGTAATTCACTTGGTGTTGTGATTGCGTCTAAAACTGAAATTTCTTTACTAAATCCTGTTTTATTTTTCGATGTTTTCAATGTGGTGTTGGATGTACCATAGGGCTTTTCTGAGGTCTTCAAGTTCTGTATCTTTTCTTTTTTTTCCTGCACGGCTAATATATTTTATTGCATTTCCTAAACTAAACCCCAAATCCCAAGCATCAATAACTTTTATTGCTTCGTATTCGTTATTTTTTCCCCCATAATGTTGAGGATGATTTACTTGTTCTATTTTTATCGGTGGACACTGACAAAGTCCGGTTCCACCACATACACATTCTTTATCCATTATTCTTCTTTATATTCGTTTAATAATTCATCATTAGAAATTGTACCATATTTACCACTAAGATTATTTGTGTCAATATTTTTAGTCATCATGGTTTTTATACGGTATATTTGTTTTGTTTCGTGGAGTGATTTAACAATCTCAAAAATAATTTTATATGGGTCTGCGTTTGATCCTGGTCTTCTGTCTTCAAGATATCCTTTCCATTCCTCTGCGGTTTCTTTTGGAACTCTAATTGATGCTCCTCGATCAGAGACACCCCAACTAAACTTATCTATTGATTGTGTTTCGTATTCACCAGTAAGTCTTAAATTATTGTTTGAACCGTAAGATTTAATGTGTTGACGATGTCTTGATTCAAATGCGTTAAACAATGACATAAAATATTCTTTATTTCCATCATTTCTCATAATATCTGTTGAAAAATTTGTATGAAG